CTGCGTCGACCAAACATTTCCTTGGGTGGGTTTTCCGGATAAGGGATCGTGGCCGGCAAGACCTAATGAGTCATGGCTACGGTAATACACTATCATGCCCGGTTGGGGCGGTCCCGTTTGGTTCGTATCTGGTACCACAATGGAAATGGTCAATGCGGGCCGTTACCATGGCCAAGCTGACCTAGAACTTTGGCGGGGAACACCGGATACCATATTTCACAAATATGGGCGTCCAAATTTCCAAGCTTTAGTTCAGGCTCTTGACGGGGTTCAACCTCCAGTAAATCTGAAGGCTGCAGCCCTCGACGAAAACTTCAGTGGCGTAATTGACTTACTCACTGAGGCTGCCGAAGCTCCGGAGACAGTTAAGTATTTATATAGCTGTCTCAAGCGTATCATCGACCTCTACCTCGACACCCGTAAAAAGGTGAAGATAGCAACCAAGGCTCATAAGGCTAAGGCTACTAAGAAGGGTAAAGATCGACACATCTCCAATAAGGAATTTGTTGATGAAATTGCATCTTTATGGATGCAGTTTAGATACGCGGCAACACCCATAGGCTACTCTATTGAGGATGCTGTGAAGCTCCTTAACAGTAAACCATTGGCGTACGTCACCACGCGGAAGCGTGAAGACACTCCGTTTATGGAGACGATCAATGGCATTGCGTATAAGTGCTCTATTGAGCACCGCTATTTCGTAAAGAGTCGCCTTAGGCTGACATCTGCCAGCTTGCTCCGTACTAGTTTCATGAAAACTTTGTACGAGCTAACCCCGCTATCGTTTGTGGTCGATTGGGTATTCCCATTAGGTCAACTACTCGGTAGTCTCGACGTACCACGTTCAGCTGAACAAGTTGCAGTTCTCTATTCTAAGAGAATCCGCAGCCTTGAACTCAGCGGCATTGGTTACGCCGATTGCGACTACTATGTCGCGCAGATAACTAACGAGGTACCGGATGGTATTGGTTTCGACGTTAATCTCTCTTTCAAGAGAGTTATCGACGCTGCCGCATTATCCTGGACCCTCTTCCTTAAACAACATTGGAAATCATGACTATGAGCCACAACTACCAAAATACCGAGGCTGTGCCCGGTCGCAGTGTTTTCATCGACACCGCACAAACACTTCCTAGTGAAGTTACTTTCACCGCTAGTCGCCGTAAAGGCAACGTGGCCGGGAAAGTGGTCGTTTTTGATCGTGGAGCTATTGTTCTCCGTACTGATAAAACGACTACTCCCTGTGGGGCTGATTGCCCGGTTGAAGTAACGGAAACTATTCGTGTTGAGTTTAGTGTCCTAGACGGAGCGGCATCGCTCGGGGCTTTACGCGCCGAGATTAACCGCCTTCTGGACTCGGCTATCACGAGCTACGGCTTCAGCCGTGGTCTGGTACCACCCGTTAGTGCTGCATTTACTGTAGCCTAATGGGGTTCACTCGCAAGAAGGATGTTCAAAAACGCCAGGATTGGCGTGCCTCAGTCCTTTCGGATCTGTGCGTAGAACTACGACTTGCTAGTGCCCACCTCCCATCTTTCGGCCCCGAGTTGGGGTCGTTAAGCGGCAGGGATGCTGCGGATGTGGTGGTTATACATCGCATACTTTCAAAGTTCGAGATTCCATCGGAAGCGAACGTCTCACAGAGGCGTTTAGCAACGATTAAGGATTCTCTGGCAATGGATAACGCGATACCAGACTACCATGAGGCCTATCACTTGGCAGCCGCGCGCTTATCTGTATGGTTCAAGGGCTTTCGCCCTACATACAGTTTCCATGCACCTTCGGGTGCATCGAGCGTGCCTTTCTCAACCGATGACGTGTTCGAGAAACTCCGAGAAGAGAAGCTTTGGGAGGTATCCCCCGATGCTTTGGATTACGCGTGTAAGGTAGCTTACTATAATAGTGCGCTTAAACGTATCGTTAAGATGCGTTTCCGGGATAAATACCCGTACCTAACCATGTGTGATCTCTTTCGGCAGAAACATGGGGTAAACCCATATGAATGCTTTAAAGAGATGTTCAAGGCATGCGTGACCTTTAACGCCGTCTCAAGGATTGAAACGGTTCCTAAGAGTAACTCGACTGACCGGATGATCACTTGCGTCCCTTTATGGGACATGATCTGTCAATTAAG